GGTGGCATTCGGCGTGAACGCAAGCATTGTGCGGTAAAGATTGCGCCCGTCCTCGGAGAGAATAGTGTCTTCCGAGTATTCCACATAGTCAGGGTTGAAGTAGGGCACGTAGTCGATGCTTTCGAACTGCGAAGGCAAATAGCGAGCAGTTTCTACAAAGATCCCGTTCTCGAGGTAGATGTAAAACTCAAACAAAGGGTGAACGTTGGTAGTTGCCGTGTAGGAGACCACTTGAGACCCTTGACGGAAAAAAGTGCGATCTCCCCGGAAGAACCGGAACATTCGGGTTGGTTTCCGAAGGGTGCTGCCAGGGGCCGCAAGCTCTGCAACCAGGGCACTATACTGCGTGCTATTCACGTATAGTGGGAAAATCAACCCTTGGTCGACCAGATCCTGAGCATTTGTGTTTGTAGGTGTGAAGAACTTAGCGGCGATGTAATACTCTGGGGCACCGCCGGCTTCCTGCCGGTATTCAAGGTAAGTCCCTGCAGGGAAACGAGGCTTGTACTTGTAAATAGGTAGCCCACCGTCAGCGTTCTGAACGACAATTTCCTTGACAATATCTTGCTCAACAAGCTCATCAAAATAAGTGCTAGTAGTTTGACCATCCGGAGCGTATGTGAATGCTTGCTGAACGTAGGCATATTTATTAACTACTCCAAGCCGAATATCCACGTAGTTGTAGTAAGGGTCGGCAATAGGGTTGGGGCCAGATCCAATTTGAGGAGTGTAAACCCAATCTCCGACTGCGTAAGAGGTTCCGGATTCCAAAATCTTGGGGACCACCGGGGCGCCGAGCTGGAACGAAGCCTGAGCACCGGTGATGTTGTTAGTGGCAGGCAACAGGGTGAAGTTCTGACCAACAACCCAAATGAAAGCTCCAGGCCTCTGGTTGAGGGGGATAATTGAGGTAGGACTGGGGATAAACTCGTCGGCAGCATAGTCATACTGGATGACTTCAGGGTCATAGATGCCACCACCAGTAGTTTCCGGGTAGGTGTTACCAACTACCCAGGGAGAATATGCCTTTGCACTGGAAATTTTCCCCTGCGTAATCAGGGCAGCCACGTCAATCTGAGAACCAACAGTCAAGTTCTCGTTAATTACGTGCAGTTGACCGTCACCGCCAACGGAGGGGTCCCAGTAGCACACTTGGCCTTGGAGGTAATCTCCGGGAACCAGGAACAAAATCTGTTGAAGAACCAAATTACCGTAAATGGTTTGATCTTTCTTCTCAATGGAGTAAGGAGTGAAATCTGCCAGAACCGGGTAGTAAGTTGGGATTGGCAGTGTGGTTTCTACCAGGTCGTTGACCGTCAGTAGGGAACCAGTTGGCTCAAAGGTGTAAACACTGGTGTAGGTAGCAGCAGCAGGATCAAGGAGTGGGGGAGTGTTGTAGGCGGCACTAACTTCGATATGGGGATCGATGAACCGTGTGGAGGCATCAAAAGTTGAGTAGAAAGCGGCGTCTACATCACTTACCGTAGGGTCCACAGTTGACGGAAACACGTTGCCTGGTCGTAGGACCTCAAAGAGGCGGTCCCGGAAGTTCAGGGAGCTGTCTTTAAGACTTCCGCCAAAAGATCCATTTGCATCCACTTCAACCGTTAAGTTATACTGAACTTGGCTGAGAGTGATTGGATACAGGTGCCCCTGATTTTCTACAGGAACAGAATAGTTAACAACGTTTTGCCCACGCTCGAGTTGACTTTTGTTAAGTTCAACACCATCCGGCCCAAGCACGAAGAATGACACCTGACCATTAGGTTTCAGGTAGTCGGTCACATAGTTGTAAGTGCCTTGGTTGGGGCGATTAGGTTGGACTGAGGTTTGCGTGCCAACGCCGTAGAAATCCGTGAAGAAATCCTGCCAGTCCTCTGCGCTGACTGGGTTGCGGCGGCGAATAAGGGTAAAGAAGCGTTCTTGAACTTCCTGGTAAGTCTCAACATCGCTACCGCCCGCTGCGGGCTGAACGTTTGTTGCCGTCAGACCATTGACGTTGATGGCAGAGGTGCCAGTGATCGAATTGGCAGGGGAGTTATAAACCGCACCTACATATTGAGATGCCACGGTAGCGTAAGCCACGCTTTCACCGGCAGGGATGGAGACCTCGGCGTCAGTGATAAACGTAAAGCTCTCCCCACCGGTTAAGTTGGCGTTGGTGGTAAATGCCGTGCCGGCGGGAATGGTTGTGACCGTGTTTGAAGGGGGGACAGTCAGAGTTAAGCGAGCGACTGCGGGGGTCCCCAGACGCCGCATAGCGCCAAGAAAAGGACCTAACCACTCAATTAGAATGGATTGAGGCAGCTGGTTGGCCCAAAACAGGAACTCACCTTGAGCAAATGCCTGCCCCTCAAGCAAAGCGGCAAGGGGGTTACCGGCGGAGAAGTCATTGAGCGTTTGCCCAGACGCTTGATACACACGCTGCGACGCTGCCTGTACTAACTCTGCCTCGTTACGGGGATCAATGCTTACTGATGGTAATGGTGCGTATCTCGCCACGTAGAAACCTCCTTACAGCGGGCAGATGGTGTCAGAATTGCCAGCTCCGAGGCTGTAGTTCTGGCAAGCTGGGTTAGTTGCAGAGTAGTAAACGCCGTTATCGATCTCCAGGGTCTCAAACAGATCCGTCACCCATTGCTCCAGGATGTCCTTGGTGATGATGTCAGCACCGTCAAGGGAGGCAAACTTAATGGGCACTGTTGGGGTGGGAGCCCCGCCGGCATAGTTATATTTGTCGTTCGTTGTGTAACTCTTGGGGGCATTCTCTCGGATGTTTGCCGGGTTACCCGCTTGCAGTGGGTCATACCCGAAATTCCACATCCCGCTAACGACTTTGTCGCCGCTGATGGGAGCTCCGCTAAGCAACAGTCCGTTGCTATCGAGTTCGGGTTGATCGGTGGTTAGCGTTACATACGCAGCATCTAAGCCGTTCGGGCCGGTGCGAACAAGCGAGTTGAGGCCGAGCGGGGCGTAGTGCCAGTCTAGATCTTGACCGTCGAAATAGATTTGCTGGGCGCCGTTGAGCCACTGGCTTGTGACGATGACTCCACTTGAAAATGTCGTTTTTGCCATACGACTGATAACTATCCCACGTTATGATGGTTTTACCCTACTTGCCTTTACACCGAGTCCCTTTGAGATGTTTGGTGAGATTGCCGACATTCATGAGCATGCCGCATTGGGGGCACGGTTGCTTTTTGGAGTTTGTCTCCGAGACGGCGCGAGATTGTGCGGCCTTTTTGTGGGCGGGTTGTGCCTCGGGCTTAAGCGCCGACTCACTCATTTTTAGTTTTGTTACGTCCGAGTGCTCCCATCCCGTCCCCCTTTGAGCCACCCCCTTTACGGCACCGTTTGTGGCGGACTTGTTGTAGCACAAGGGGTTACCAACGTGCTCCTGCAGCAACTCATACTCATAACTCCTTGTCTCCAGATCGTCTTCGCGTAGGACTTCCCACATAAAGTCTTTGGGATCCGCTTGCAGAGCCCGGTGAAACTCACTGTTACTTTTGCGTATGTGGTGGTTACCTATCCTATTCATATAGTGGCAGTAGGTTTTGGCGGATCCAATGTAGTATCGGCCTGTTGTTTGACTGGTAGCTCTATAGGTAAGCATAAAAAATGCCCTCATTTCTGAAGGCATTATAGGGTTTAGTAGCTCCCAGTAAACTTTTAGGTACGTTCCCAATAGTTGACTGTATACTCGACCTCAACCGTCTGAACATCGCCGCTCTCGCGATCGACGTCAGCTGTAGTGATTGAAACAAACTGGCACTCGTAGCAGATGTACTGACCGCCTGCGGGAGCAGAGCCTTCACCAGAACAATCACGAGGGGTAACTGTGATGGTGATGGGATTACAGTTGTAATCCAGCCAGAACTGTTCGAGGGTTTTAAAGATTGTCGGATCGTATGGAGCAGTCAGAGTTACATTGTCTGCTGTCCGAGGGCCAACAACGTGGTACAGACGGTTGCCTGTGCCGTTAGCGTAGGTGCTGCTATCTGAGGAATCATTGATTCCGCTGAACTGAGTGAACACCGCTGTAAAAGTCGGTCCACCGATCGCAGTGAAGCTTACTTCGTACTGCGCTTTTGTTAATGGGCGAAGAATAGCCATGATAACACCTCCTTAGTGTCCTAGATCAGGACAGAATATCGGTGATCATCGCGCCAGAACCGATAAGACCAGTAGCACCCAGACCCACGAGGTTAACGATACGCTCAACGGTGATCTCAGCGCGAGCCACGCGACGCTCACGGATGTAGTACTCAGGACGAACGGCAGGGGTGCCGGTCAGCTGGTAGGTGTAAGCGAAAGCAGGGGTAGCAGCGTTAGCGCCACCGGCAGGCATCACGGAGTCAGAAGGACCGTTGGGGCTATAGAACAGCAGGATTCCGTTCTCGGGGAACACAGGCTGCA